GTAGAAACTGTCGAAGGCGTGCTCGGCGTCGATGAAGGCCGCGATGCCGCCGGCCTTCTGCGCCTCGGCGATGGCGTGAATCGCCAGCGTGGTCTTGCCCGACGACTCGGGACCGTAGATCTCCACGACGCGGCCCTTGGGATAGCCGCCTACGCCGAGCGCCATGTCGAGCGTGATCGAACCCGTCGGGATGACCGGAATGTCGTTCACTTCGGTGCTGTTCATGCGCATGATCGAGCCTTTGCCGAAGTCCTTCTCTATTTTCTGCATCACAGCGTCCAGCACTTTGAGCTTGTCCGCGTTTATCTGTACTTTTTCTGCCATTATGGTTTTGTTTTGTATCATTAACTTTGTTTCGGTCCGCTGCTGTCGAACTTCGCCGAGCGGCGGGGGGCGTTGTTTTCCCCCCCTTCGGGGGCGGGGGCCCCCCCCGCGCGGGGGGTTGTGGGGGGGGGGGGATTCGTAAACGACGCTTCAGGCGGCGAATACGGCGGTCGGACGCACATCGGCGGGACAAATTGTATCCTGTCCTTACTTGTAGGAATCAATGATCTGCCGGTAGTGGTTCTTGGTGTCCACCTTGGTGAAAATCTTCTCGATGCGGCCTTCGGCGTCGATGACGAACGTCGTGCGCAGCACACCCATGTACTTGCGGCCGTACATCGACTTCTCGGCCCACACGCCGTAGGCTTCGCAAGTACCTACGAAGTGCTGGCGTATAAATTCGTTGCTGGGGTACTCGTTGCTTAGGCAAAAGTCGATACCTTCAAGGTACATTTTAATAAGTTCGTCTTTCCCTTTGGTATCTATAAGGCGGCCGTACCATTCTTCGCAAATGCCTTTCTTTTTGGCGTCGCGGGCCAATCGTTTATTTACTTCCATATCGCTACATTGTTATTCCTTGCGCCCGTAACGGGTCGGACGCGCTTCCCGAAGTATTCTTTTCTATCTGTTCAAGGTGCCGGTTCGATACGCTTAATTTGCCGTCGATGTTGGCAAGGTGTATAAGCTGCTGGCGCAAGATTTCTATTTCCTGCACTTGGTTTACACGTACGGCGTTCGTTTGTCCGGCCAATAAATCTATACTTTCTTGGCTGGCTCCCTTAATTGCACCGGATAGGCTCGTAGTAGGGTCGCCGTTATCGTCCAAGTCCTTAAACAAATCTTCGTACAACTTCAAGGCTTCGGCGTACCCTTGGGCTATTGATTTTACTCTATCCTTAAACCGTTGCTGTTCTTCCGGGGTCAAGCCGTCGAAGGAACCGCCGCCTTCATCGTTAAAACCCATATCGCGCTGCAACTGCTTTACGGCATTTTGTAGCTGCTGTTCGAGGAATTGTTTTTTTAAGGCGTTCTTTACGGCATTACCTAATACCTGGTTCGTAACCTTTTCAATCGCGCTTTTTACTTTGTCGCTGTTGAAGCCGTCGGAGTAGGCTTCGGCTATCGCGTCGGACAATTGCGTAGCCAAGTCCTTTGCCGAAGTCTGCGTTACGCTTTCCGTAATTTCGGCTATGGTGTCTTCGATTTGGCGGCCTAATTCTTCGTACTGCTCCTTATATTGGTTTACCTTACCACTATCGGTTTTTTTCTTGCTTTCTTCCGCTTCCCACATAGCCCGCAAGTGCGCGCGTTGTTCGCGCATATTGTTAATAAGGGCCTTTTGGTTATCGTAAACCGATTCGCCTAACGCCTTATCTACGGCGTGTTCAAGTGCTTTGTAGGCGCGTTCCAATTCTTCGACGGCAGCAGCGTGTTTCTTAATGGCTCGTTCGGCCTTACGGTCGCGGGAGTTGAACAGGTCAAAGACGGAAGTTAGCATACCTACGGCTCCCTGTATCATTTGGGCCGGGTTCATAGTTGCGTACCCCTGTGCCATTTGCCCTATTCCGTCCACAATTCCGCCTACGTCCCCTAAAATAGCTTGGGTTTCGTCGTCCATAGAACCTCCCATTTTCTCAATAGCACCCGTAACCGCGTCGAACGAACCTTTTACCAAATCGGCCGTAGCCCCTACGCCTTTGAATACTTCGGATAGGTTCGCTTTACTTGCGTCCTTCTTATAGTCCTTCAAAGCCGTAGAAAGGGCCTTAAACGGGTTGCGGGTCTGTATTTCGTCCTTGGCTTCCCGCAACTTGCTTAAAACTACGTCTAAGTCTTGCGGGTTAAGTTCTACGCCTAATTGGGCCTTTTGCGCTTCGATTTTATCTATAAGGGCCTGTATTTGCGCCGTAGTAAGGTCGTCGAGGTTCCCGAAAAGTTGCTCCCAAGCCCCGGAATCGGTCAATTCCTGCAACGCTGCGGACGAAAGGGCCTTATTCTTGGCTTCCTGCAATTTCGCTACTAATTCTTCGTTATTCTGCTGGGTTGCCAATGCTATTTTTTCGTCGTATTGCGCGGAAATATCGGCGCATTTTTGCTGATATGTTTTGTATTCCTCTACCAATGCGTCGTAGTCTTCGTTCCCCGAACTTTTTGCGTATTTTTTGCGCTCTTTCTCCAAATTCGCCAAGGCTTCCAAGGCTATACGGCGTTCGTCGTCCGTCTTGGCCTTCGCCAATTGCTCGTTAAGAAGGCGGCTATTTTCGGCGTAGTTGGCTTCAAAGGTTATCTTCTTACCCAAATAGTCCGCATATTCGGATAATAGGGCTTTTGTCCGGTCTTTGGCCTTTTGCTCTACGTCTTCCTGCTGCTTCTTAATAATGTCGCTTTTACCTTTGTCAAGGTCGGAACCGTCCCCGGTCAAAGCCTTACGCTTTTCTTCCAAGATATTAACCATTTCCAAAATGGAACGTGCCCCGGAAAGTTGTTCTTTAAGCTCCTTTTCGAATCCGGCTAAAACGGTTTCCTTCGTTTCGTTGGCTATGGCGTTATTTAGCTTCTGCAATTCTTCGGCTTGTGTCTTTGTGGCCGTTCCGCTTCCGATAGCCTTAATAAGCTGGTCGCGCTGCTTCTGTAAATAATCCAAATAGCTACTTCCTTCTTTCAGCAACCCGGCGAACTCGGCTTTTGCGGCATTGCGTACTACTTCGTCTTTGGAATTTACCCAATTGTAATACTCCGTATATTTCTTTTTCCGGGCTTCCAATTGTTCCGTAAACGGGTCTTTTTGCGTAGTCTTAGAAGACGTGCCGGATAAATCCATTTTTTTAAGTAACGCTTCCTGTTCTTTGATTTTCGCCAATAACTCGGCCCGCTCCTTATCGGTGGTAGCTTCCTTATACTTTGCACGCAACTTTGAAATAGTCTTTTCCAGAGCTTCTATACTGCCTTCCGCCACTTTATCCGCACCGCCCCCGATAGAATCCAAAATTTCGCGTTCTTTTGCGGTAAATTCTACTTGCTGGTTTATCAAGGCGTTATATTCCCGTTCCGCTTTCGCTACGGCATCTTCGGCCTTTTTCCAATCGCGGGATTTTTCAATTATAACGCCTTTACGCTCTACGCCGTAACCGTCCTTATATGTTCCCTTCTTCGATACATACGCTTTCGGAGTAGCTTCTAATTCCTGCTGGGCTTTTAATACTTCCTTGTATTTCTCTACGGCCAATTCCTGTACGGCTAACGCTTTGGCCCGTTCTAAGCAGGCTTCTATAAACTTCGACTTATTAGCTACTAACAAGTCTTCCGCTTCTTTAACCGTCTTAATGGAAAATCCCAAGTCCTCGAAGCGGTCTTTATTGTCTTCGATAAACTTGTTTTTAGCGGCCATATCGTTACCCAGCCGGTTCCATGCGGTGGAAAGCTCGGTAATTGCTGTAACCGGTTCGGCGGCAGCTTCTACCACTTTGTTATTAAATTCTTCTTGCGCCTTCTTTGCTTCCCGATTCTTGGATATGAATTTGGAAATTAAGGCTATCGCAGCGGTAATCGCTACTGAAAGGCCAAGGGTTAAGGTCGCCATTAACGCCTTTGCCGCTACGTTGGAAATACCCAAAGCCGTAGCAAACTTCGTTTCCGCTACGGTAAGTAATTCTTTCGCCTTGCGAACTAATACAAGCTGGGTATATGAATCCTTGTTTAAGGTTTTGGCTACCTGCTGTAAGCCTATGGTTATAGCCATAAGGGACTGAACTTTAACCATAATCTTTTGCAAGTTTTCATTTTCCCCGGCAAACAGTCCTACCGCACCCTGCGCGGCCGAAAAAGCCCCGCTTATACCGCCCATTACCTCTAATACGGTATTCATATTTTGGTAGTCGTCGGACATAATTTTAGCCTGCGTATTTGCGTCGGCCATAGCGTCCGCCAAACGGCCTAATTCCGCCTGCATAGCCCGGTATTCGTCCGTATTACGCTTCCCGTTCTGTTCCATTTCCGCAAGTGAATTTTTAAGGTTCATAACTTGCGTTCGTAACATGCCTTTCGCCTTCGCGTTTTGCTCTACCTTGGCCTTATTCTCGTTTAAGGTTTGTTCTTCTTTCTGTAAAGCGTCCGCCGTGTTCGCCACTTCCTGCAAAAGTGCTTTCCGCTGGGCTATTTCGTCTTTTATAGCCTGTTGTTTGGCCGTTAATGCCCTATATTCTTCGTCCCCCTTGGCGGTGCCTTTCATAAAGGCGGCCCCGGCCGCTTCGCCCAAGCGGGCGTACTCTTTTTCAAGGTCGGCGATTGCGTTACTATGGATTGCGGCCATAGTGTCTATATCCTTAAACGCCGCTTCAATTTGTGCGGCGGCTTCTCTGTACGCGGCTTCCATACGGTCGCCGCCTTCTACGGTTGCGTCCGTGAAACCCTGTACGCGCCTTTTGGTTTCGGCCAATGCGCTATTTATTTGCCCGTTATTCGCAATTATATCGAACTCCAAGGCACCGCCTTTTATATTCATCGGATAATGCTATTTATTTGTTGTAAAATACTTTCGGCGTTCTCGCTGGTTATCTTGGTTGTCGTGTTGCCCGCTGTATTGCCGTCTTCGTCGTCGGCCATGCGCGGCGCGTCGATTAACAACCGTTGAACAACGGCCCAAGCTACGCCGTGATGTAAGTAATCCCAAGTCCAGCCAAGGTGGGCGCAAATCGAACCCCGGCGGCCGTAAGGACTATTAAGCCCTATTACTCTATGCGCTCCGTCCTCGGTTGGGTCGTTCTTGCGCCGCTCATCAAGCGCATAGAGTTTATAAAATCCCCTAAGTTGCTTACGCTGGTTACGGCTTCGGAAAGTCCTACCAATTTGGAAGGTTTAATAGTGTGGAAGAAAAGGGCCGTAAGCCGGTCTAACTCCTTATCGTCGTTGTATTTTTTTACCCTTCCACCCGCGCAAACTTCGGTAACGTGGTAATCTTCGCCCAATACGGCAATAGCGATTATTCGGGCCATACGTGCGGCGTTATCTTTGGCTATGCGCTTCGCTTCCGCCAAGGTTTCCGTTCCGCCGGCTGTAAGCCGTTTTTCGTCTAAGCCCATTTCTACCCATATCGCGCTAAGTCTGTCAAGAACCGAAAGCGTAGGTTCCTGTATTTCGAAGTCTTCCTTTACCGTAATTACTTCGGGACGTTGGAAGAATCCTTTAACGCCTTTTTTATGCCGGCGGATTTTATGCGTAACGCTGAACTTTATACCTTGCTTTACCAAAAGGTTAAGTTCTTCGCGCTCTAACTCTAAATCCGTTTTTTCTCTTATCGTATCGTCGTTCATATCGTCGTTAAATCAAGAAAGCCCCCGAAACTTTCATTTGGGGGCTTTCGGGTTAAAGTAAGGCTTTCCCCGCGTTATGCCTGCACGTCTGCGGCGGTCATAAGCGTAGCGGTTATTTTCTTAGTTCCCGTTTTGGTCGGCTGCAATACGGTACCGGCAACCTCGATAAGAAGAATACCGCTTTTACTGAAAGTTGCGTTAATCTTACTTACGAGTTTCATGCGCGGAATCTCGAATTTAAGGCCCTGTTCCGGGGTAATGCGTACCGACTTTTCGACTACGGGGATTTTATCCGGAGCTTCCCATTTATCCGGCGTTGAACCCGTGCCGGGGGTACCTACGCCGCCCAAAAGGTCGGCAAGAACCGTAACCGAAGGGTTCATAATCGAAAAGTTGAAGTTCGTTTTTCCGCCCCGGCTAATGCTTATTACGGGGTCGTCCACTTCTTCGGCGTAGTGGTCGGTTGTTTCCGGGTCTTCCTGCGTCATCGTGCAGGTGTCTTGGTAGGTATAACCCAATACGTCCAAGGTTCGCCCATACCGCCGTCCTCGGCAATTGCTCCTACCTCAATCTTGGAAAGACCGATAGTATAAGTTTTCTTTGCTGCCATTGTCGTAAATTTTAATTAGTTCGTTGTATATTCCATTCTACCCGCAAGTTGTTGTAATGCTCGTTAATGCCCGGTTCTTTAATTATGGCTTCCGTAGAAACCCGAATAGTCAGCCCGGTAATGTTCGCCGATTTTAGAACCGATAGAACAATAGCCGTTAGTTCGCGTATTCGCTCCCTATGCGCCTTAAATTGTTCGGTTCGGCCTATCCTTTCCTTTTTGTCGGGGACGTGGATATTTACGTTTGAAGTTCCGGTTTGCGGTACTTCGTGGTTTAGGAATAGGTTGTTAATTACTACGTCTTCCTTCCCGGAATTATCCGGCCGTTCTCCCTGCACGAATATTCCGCCGCTAAGGGCCGCTTTCAATTCGGCCGAAGCGTTCAGAATCTCAAAAAGAATATCATCGGTTTCTATACTCTGCATACCTCTTTGTGTTAAATCCATAACCGGCAATGAAGCCGGCCGAGGTCGAACTTTTCGCAAGTTCCGGTTACTACAACTAAGCCCGTTGCTTTGGCTGCTTCTACAAACTCGGTATTCGAAAGCTGGCTAACGTCTACCTTCTCCCGCGTTACAATTACCTGCGTGCCTTCGGGAATTTTGGCCGTACCTTTCGGTAGCTGGATAAGCGAAGCGAATACGCGGGTTTCTCCGTCGGCGGTCTGAATTGTCGAACCTTTACCGTTGGTTTCTTCCCGGCAAACTGCTTTTAACTCCCATGCGGCGGCGGGCGTTTCCCAAGAACCGTTAGGTAATTGGACGCTTTCGCCGTCGTGCTGCAAGGCGTACAAGTATTGCGGGTATTGGTAGGAAGTCGTTACCATACGTTGCTTTTGTTCCGAATTTTGGGCTTGCCGGCCGGCGTAATGCCTAATTCCGTGCAAGTCGCGTTATACCAAAGTTTGATAGCGTCCCAATTCCAACTAATGGAATACCCGCCTTCTCCGATATTGGCAAGGGGGATAAGCGTTGTAAACTCTCGGCAAATGGCCGTTTTAGCCTTCCGCACGTCTACCGGTGCGTCCGGGTCGGGGATAAGTCCGCTTTGGTTGCAAAGTATCAAATCCACGTCGTCCGCCGATAGCTGGAATTTGCCGACCGTCTTAGTAATCCATTCTTTGTAAGTCATCGGGTAAGGGTATTAGGATAGGGGCGACCGTTGCCGGCCGTCCCTTTCCGGTTAGTGTGTCCAGGTGCTGTTAGAAGTGTCCATAAGGAAGGAACGGCCCGAAGAAAGCCAAGCCGGGAAAGCGTTTGCAATTCCTACGGTAACTTCTTCGATAGGTTCCTCGGTGGAATACTTCTTTACGCAGGTGTGTCCGTTCATAGCTTTGATTGCTACGGAACCTTTAAGGTTCATATCGGCCGGCTTCTTCCAATAGGTCGAACCGAGTACCTTGCTTTCGCTGAACATTACTACGTCGTCGGCAAACGGGTTTCCACTGAACGGGCGGCTTCCGTCGTCCTTCTCAATAGTAATATCTTGGTCGATAACTACGACCTGTAAGCCACGCAAGTACGCCAAACCCTTCATAGCTGCGTTTACCTGTTCCAAGCTCGGCGTTTGTGCGATGTTCAAGGCGTTAGCCGCGAACGAAGCGGAAAGTTTTACTACTTCCTCGGTCTGAGCCATAAGCGAGAAGGTGTCAAGGTTCATAAAGGCGTACTTCAATCTAATACCCTTCTTCTTGGCCTTAGCTACGATAGCCTTAAAGTCCTTGCTAAACGGTTTCGCGCCGGTGGTGTTCCAAGCGGCCGAGCCGGTCTGAAATCCGACCTTCTGCGTTGCGTCGATTTGATAATCTACGTCGTACTCGGTAATTACGCTATTGTTGTTTTCGTTAGTAAGCGTTACTTTGCCCAACGAAATAGACTGCAACGCAATCCATTCCAAACGGGCCGCTACGCCGTCCCAGCAAAATTGCGTATCTTCGGCCCACGCTTCTACCAACGCCCGAAGGTCGGGGTTCGCGGAAGTCATGGCGACCATAATTTCGTATTCGTTAAGCTCGTTTTCGTCCTTGGTGCGCTTAATAGCCACCTTCGGAATATCGCCTTGAATACGCGCAATAGCTTCGCGGGTCTTTTTGTTGATACTTGCGCCGCGAGCTACAAGGTCGCCGGCAATCTTTAACCCTACCTGCGTTTCAAGGGCTTTCCACGTCATCGTGTAATTCTCCTTCAAAGGGAACAAGGTAGGATAGTAATACGGGTTAAGGTCGTAGGTATTAACTACAGCCTGCATATCCTTTTCGGTAATGCCAATCATTAAGCTCCTTTGCATAACTTTTCCCGATTAAATTAGATAAACTGAATACCGGTAAGTTTGGCTTTCACTTCGGCACCGATAGGCGGGATATTGCTTTCCCGAATCTGCCCAATAGTCCAAGCGTTTACGATATGGTTGCTAAGCGCGTCCACGTCGTAACTTTCGCCCACAAGGGCTACCGGTGCGTATTTGAAGGCTGCCCCCGAAGCCCCGGCCTCGGCTGCGAGGTAAAGCGAATCGCCGGCTTTTGCGGCAACTCCAAGGGTTGTACCTACTGTAAGGTCGTCTTTGCTGCCGTCGCCGCTATTTGTGGCGATAGCGGTAATAGCGTAGGCCGCCCCGCCGGGAGCCAGCATAAGCACGTCGCCGACTTTGAAGTTATGGCCTTTCTTTACGGTGTAGGTGGTAGCGGAGTTCGTAGCGTCGTCGGTAAGAACGGCTACTTTCACTACATGATAAAGCCCGTTTTCATCTTTGCCAACCGGCGTACCTTCGTGCAGAACTTTCTGCGTAAGGTCGTCGGCAGAAACGGTAATACCGTTCGGAATGTCGGCGACCTTGTGGGTAAACGCACGAATTACGCGGTTATCCTTTTTCCTGTCGATTTTAAGCATTTCGAAAGTTTTTTAGCGTTAAACCTCTTTGCCGCCCAAGCCCTTATTTGCGGCTTCTGCGGCCTTTGCCTGTATGTAGCTTTCTACGCCCGCGCTTACTCCGTCCTTGTTGGGGGAACCAAGTACCGGTTTTTCGTGAAGGCTTAGGCCCCGGTCTGCCAACTCTTGGCCGAAGGCTGCTACGTCGTTCTTGGTTTCGGTCAGATACTCGTTAAAGGCGTTTTCGTCGGCAAAGCCGCCAAGTTTGGCTACTCTGTCGAAATCTTTAAGAACCTTTGCTTTATAGGCTTCGGGTACGTCGGCAAGCTCTTTAACAAGCGTTTCCCGGCGGTTGGCGGTTACGGCCGCGCTTTGAAGGCTCGTTACTTCGGACTGCAAGCCCTTAGTAGCTTCCTTTACGGCGTTCGTAATCATTGCTTGCACGGTTGCAGCGTCCAAGGTTCCGGCCGGTGCGGGTGGGGTACCGCCTTCTTCCGGTTTCTTTTCTACAAAGTCGTACTTCTTACGCAGGTTGTCCTCGCGCGTTTTGTTCGCTTTGTCTATTTCCGCGTCCGCGTCTTTGCGCCAATCCGCTACAAACTTCGCTACGGCTTCGGCGGTAAGTTTACCTACGATACCGGTAGCTTCTTCCTTGGTATTAACCTGCATGGCGATAACTCGCGCAAGCTGGTTAAGCCCGTCTTTTCGCACGCCCGGAAACTGTGTTTCAAGTAGTGCTACAATTTCGTTTAGTTCCATTTTGATTTTTGTGATTTAATTAAACCTGCAACAAAGAAACGTATTATAGTAATACGAATATTTGTATAGCGTTGCAAGTTCTCTACACTCGTTTCAACAATTCAACCGTATGGGCCTATAAGGGGCTGGGGTGGTCTTTGGTTGCCTCGATAGTTGAAAAGATAATTTCACGAACAAATAGCAATGCAGTACGAAAGATAGCAAAAGAAGGCGATTTTAGGCCGTTTTATTATCCAAACAAGGAAATATACCAGCCAACCGCATAAAATCGAATGGCGGGCACGAGAAAGGGCAAAAACGGGTATTCTTGCTTCGTCGGTTATCCGGCCCTTCGTGAATAAGTAGAAATATGGGAATTTTGTTACCGCTGTGTTACTATCAACATTCTGCCGGCGGAACTACCAACATAGCGGCGGTTACTATCAACATTCCGGTAATGTTGGTAGTTAATGTTGCAAGCTGCCCGGTAATGTTGGTAGTTCGGGGCGCAAGTCGAAAGCCCGTTTTCCCTCTCTTTCCCCCTACACCCTCTTTCTCTCTATATATATCTTTATCCTTATATTTATCCACAGGGGCTAAGTAGCCCCCTGCCAAGGAGCTGGCAAGCTCCTTGTTTGTGTGTGCCTTAATAATTGATATTTAGTTATTTATAATAGTTTGATAAATGAAGGTTGCGCGGCCCAAAATAAACCCCTCGCTTGGGGCTGGTTAGGGGTTGGGCTATGGCTTACGCATGAATTTCGCATAACCGCAAATAATTGTATTATAAGATATTAAGCAATAAAGCAAACGTAACTATCTGATTCCGAAGTACAATAGCCCCAAGCCTGCCGCCGGGCTGGTGCTGGTCTGCTCCTGCGTAGGGGCTGGGTTGCCCCTGCCTTGCTCTTTGCGCGATTTTATGCCGTAAAATAGTGTTGTTTAGTGTTTTTGCAGTATATTTGCAATGTTTCCGGGGAGAAATCCGGGGACGCTTGTAAAAGCGTATAGGTATCTAAGTTTGAAAATCGCCAATTAACAAACCGTAATAGATAGACCTATTAACGCCTGCTTGCTGTATATCATTGTTCGATATATCGCTAAGCGTGGGTTATGGTTTATTTTACGGTGGGCGTTTGGCGATGCCTCAAACTTGTAAACCAAGAAAGGCCCACGCTTTTTTATTTGTGTAATGCCTGTTCGGGCCTTGGGGTAATAATAGTTTTCGATATGAAGAAAATTTACTTTTGCCTTTTGGCCTGTGTAGTGGCTTTTGCCGGTTGTTCCAAAGATGAAGACCCCGGAAGAAGTTACACAGAACAACAAGAAAAAGCCTTATCCGTATTTAATGGGACTTGGGCCGATACGCAATTTTCCAACCTTGGCGACTATCCCGGTGCCGAATTGCAACCCGACCCGGATAAAATCATATTCGGAACCCAAAACAATAAGCCCGTAGAAATCTACGAAAACGACTTTATCGAAGGCGAACGCTTGCTTTTCTCTGCCTTCGGCGAATTGGTTTACCATAGCGAGGGGTACGAAGACGTACCGTGTTTTTATTGGCTCTCTAACGCGGCCGATGAACTACGCCTATACCGGACTTCCACCAAGAAGCTATACAAGAAATTCGCGCTTTCGATAAAAAGCGATACGAAAATGAACCTTCACGACCCCGATTTATCGTTACCGTACATTTTCGTAAAGCAATAGTATGAAATGGATAAAAAAGCTATTTTGTGGCAACACCGAGGCTACTCCTTCTAATATCGAAGCCCACAAAGACGAAATAAAAGTACCTGTATCTTTTTTATCGGCTCAAAACATCGTTTACGCTGGGGAAGAAGTCGGCCTTTCTCGTTTGGCTTTCAAAGCTAAACAATTAGGGAACAAATACGTTACAATAGATAGAAATATTTATTACCAAGCACTTAATAACATTGCAAAAGGTAGACGGCTGGATTATTCAATACAAAGAAGCGCAAAGCTAAATTTGCTTGGCATTAGGTACGAAAAGGAAGGGAATATAGAAGACGCGGTAAAAGTCTACGAAGAAAATATAGCGATGCGTTCCAACGGTCGCCACGCATACGATAGGTTGAAAATTATATATCGACGACAAAAGGATAGGGAAAACGAAATCCGGGTTTTAAGAGTGGCTATTGGTGTATTCGGGGAAGATTCGGAATATAACGAACGCTTGCTTAAACTGCTATCTAAAACAAAGGAGCCTTTTTAATGCCGAGAAACGCCCCTATTTTCGTGCATCGTCTTTGTGTAGTATTAAATACCCGTCCGCCAAACAGAACGCCGTAAAATGGAAATTTGGGAAAAATAAGGAAGGAGTAGCGCGGTGCTACTCCTTCTTTTCGTCTGTATCGTCGTCTTCCGCCATTGCGTCGGTTTCTGCCTGCCAACGGTCAATAGCGGCCGCGTTCCGCTCGTAAAACTTTTGCCGCTCTGCTTCCGGGGTATTCGCCCAATCCTTTATAGCCTGTGTAAACGGGTTCTTCGGGTCAAGGGCTTTTAATTTCTCTTCGTCTGTCATAATTCCCGCATTTTAACGTAAATAGTGCCGAACAAATCCGTATCGGTGCTTACTATCTTAAACTTGGTACCGTTAGTAAATAATACTTCCTGCTGGTCTTCGGTAGCAAATTTACCGTTAAATTCCGAAATATCGGATATGTCGCGGCCGTTTTTACTCTGAATCTCAAAAAGTATCCGTACTTCCGACTTCTTCAAATCCCGATAGCTGGCAAATCGCCAAGCTACGGCCGGGGTCTTCGTCGATGAAGTGAAAATAGCGTGTTTTATTTCGTCCCTGCCAGCGTAAAGGCGTTCGTAATCCTTCCGCTTCATAATCGCGCCTCGGTAGACGGTTCCCCGATACTTCGGCAATTCTTCCAACGCCTTAGCCATAAGGGAAGCCGAAGCCTTGTTAAAGTCGGTAAGGGTGCCTTTATCCAACTGCTTATTAAGCTGCCGGTAGTTCCCGCCTTGCTGGGTGTAGTGATGAAGGGCCGCAAGTTCTGTATTCTGAATATCCGGGTAAAGCGTACTAAGCAATTGCGTTGCCCGTTCCATTGCTTCGGCTGTGCTTCTTGCTCTCGTAAACTTCCGTTCTTCGGCGGTGTAGGTGTTTACCGGCAACGTGCCTATACTTTTACGGTTATCCCGAACAAAGTACGGTAAGGTCTTCCAACCTTTCGAGCGTTCCTCGTTTTTGGCTATCCAATCGGTCAAGGCTTTCGGAACCTGCGTTACGGTGCGCTGGGGGTTCGGTTTCCAATCCTTCAACTTTCCGGCCTTACGTGCCCTTATTCGTTCCCTAAAATCGCTTTCCGAAATAAAGATAGGCACCATTTCGCAACGGCAATGCGGATGCCAACCCGTCCAAAGGAAAGTTTTAGGGTATCGACCGGCTAATACGTCGCAAATATCGTATAAGGTTCGTAATTTACCGTTAATTACTACCGTATGGTTATTGCTCAACCGAATTTCGTACCCGATAATAAGGGGGTTATTTTGGTAGCTTTCCCACTCTGCACGGCGGTAGGCGGCGTTCATTTCGGTAACGGCAAGGCGGCGGGCGTTCTTGTACGCCGACCTATATACACCTTGGCCGGGGTGGTACTGTTTCGCCGCTTGGCTTAATTCAAGTTCCCCGGTTTCCTTGTTGCGAACCCGTCTATAAAGCGCGTCGGGATTGTTCAAGTACCCGCGAAGGCTACGGCTTACTTCTTCCGGGCTTTTCCCTTCAAGTATGCCGTTTTGTATGATAATTTCAAGTTCTTGTTTCGCCTTCGCCGTCAAATTCCAAACACGGGTAGATAGGTTCATACCCTCGCGGCTGGCATTGGCGTAGGCATGGCCCGTTGCTCCTTTGGCCCGGTGTGCCTTTACTGCCTGTTCGCAAATGTCGGTAGTTTCTTTCCGCCGCGTCGAAGTCTTCCCGAATACTTCTAACACCTGTTCCTTTACCCGTGCTTCTCCTTTGTCCCAACTTCCTATAATTCCGTTCTTGGTAATAAGGGCTGTTTTGCTGCTAAGGTCTTTTAGGTACCGGTCTAACTTGCGTTCGGCGGCCGGGTTCCCTTTCCAGGTAAAAGAAGCCCCCGATTCTATCGCTTTCCTAACCTCGGTAAGTTTTAGGGCCGCGTGATAGGTATTGCCAAACAAGGCGTAAAGTTGCTTTTCTACGCTTGCTATATATTTTATAACTTCTTGCCTTTTATCCATTACGCCCTAAGTTCTTCTATTGCAATTTGGATATACTTACTTAAAATTGCGTTTAACTCGCTGCAAGGGCCGCTAATTACGTCGTACCCCTTGCTTTCAACGTATAGGGCATAATCGGCGGCGGCAACGATAACCGCTACTATGTCGTTCGGGTATTGTGCTGCCGCTTCTTCCGCCATACGCTTACCTTTTTCTACGCCTTCGCTTCCTTTCTCCCCGCCGGTAGAACCGAAACTTTCCGCTACCTTTTCGCCGTGATTGTAGATAACAAAGCCAATCGACGAACGTAATAGGTGCGTTCGGTCTTTGTAAGTGTTCAATAGTTTAGCGTTCTGCGTAACCTCTAAACAAGCCATTTGCATAGCGTCTACAACGGTGGCAGTTATGATGTCTACCGCTTCGTAAACGCCTGCAAATAGCTTATCTATGTCGAATTTTGCTACTATGTTACCCATATCTTAATTAGATACTTGGTTAGTAGTTATACGGTGGGTTCGTAAATAGACGAATAGGAAGCCGCGCTTTCTTCGGCTTCTATCTGTTCTATCTCTGCGTCCGTGTCGTTTACCCAGCCCAACTGTTGTACGGCCGTCTTCCGCGAACAAATAGCCTTCTGACCGGTGGCCGAAAGAAGAAGGTTTACGTTCGCGGCTTCGTCCTCAATCATAAACGGCACTATTTCGGGTTCGATAATAAGGCTACCGCAAGCGTCTACAAAAGCCTTATCCTTGGCGTTCATTTGTGCTAAAAACGCCTGTATTACGCTTAATCGACGCTGTAAATAATCGTCGAACACCTCGCATTTGTCCTGTACTTTTAGGTGCGCGTCCATAAATAGCAACTTCAAGGCTACACCCGAAACGGCCCCGATACCCTTTACCGAATCGAAAGCAATATCCGGCGTTTGCGTAATGGTGTAAATCATACGCAAAAGGGTTTCTATCTCTAATTTGACGCTTTCGGGGGCTTGCGCCCAGCTTAGATATTGTGCGGTCGCGCCTTCTTCGCCCTCGATAACGGCCCCGCTTTCGCCCTTCTTGGCCCAACCCAAAATAGTACCCGTAGTAAAGATTTTCGGGCTTGCGTGGTAGTCGTTGGTATCGGCGAAGTTAGAAAGCAACTTTTCCAAGCGGTCTATAAGGTTCTGCACGTCTTCCCATTCTACGGCGGGCTGGCGGCCATAGATAACCGGGATTTTGCCTATTTGGTTCTTCTTGGGGTAGCCGTCCAATAACTGCCATTGGTTGCTGGTAAGCGTCCATTTCCGTATTTCGGTATCGGTATAGGTTTCGAAATAGGTATGTTTTACCCCCGCGCTATCCTTTACGACGTATTCGCGGGAAAAAGCTACCATATCGCCCGTTTCATCGAAGTAGGGGTAAAGCCTATCGCCGAACAACGGGCTAAAAATGGCTACCCGAAGTTTGTGCGTTGAATCGAAGCCGTAGTTTTTCGTCGGTTTCTCCACCGGGTACCAAAGTTCGGCCGATTCCTTACTGCTATACATACCCCGCGCTACCTTTCGGTTAAGGGTGCGGCTTTTGTTATCGAACAAAACACGCTTTACAGCCTTCAAAACGTCGGCTTCCTTGGTGCCTTCTTCCGGTTCCGCATTAAGAATTACGGGGTTTCCAAACGTGAAGGCTACGGCCCGCTTTACTATAAGTTTCTGAATCGCCAAGGCTACGCGGGCTACCGGCTCGATACGGAAGTTTTCGGTTTCCCCGTCGCCATTGGTAACGGTCTTTATGTTCTTCTTTTCTTCGTCGTTTATATCGAAGTCGGAAAGGTCTACTTTTACCTTCTTATCCCTACGCTTTACCGGGTCGTTTACGTCGTGGCCTTGGGGGTCAAGCTGGGCGATATATTCGGCCGCGTTCGGCTCGGTCGCATTACGTCCGTTCTTCAATTCGGCAATAGCGGTACTATGGTTCTCGCTCGCCAAAAGTTCGTTAATCTGCTTGCTGTTCATTTTATTGTCTATTGATAGTTAAACATTATGCGAAATATCCGGCCGCGCTTTTCTTACCTGTAATTGGCCGTTGCTCTACGGTTCCGGTCAATGCGTCCGGCGCGTCATCGTGGGCGTTCTTGCCAACCTTCATATAGTGCGTAAGGGCTTGGTAGAAATCGGGCCACATTTGCGCCCACCCGCGCGGGAAATAGGTAAGGTTTTGCACTTCCGCGCTATGCGTAAATATGCGTACGGCTTTGTTTTGGCTTTGGTGGAACCACTTAATACGGGTTTTGTTGTTACCCATTAACCGGGCTTGTTTCTCTACATTACGCGCGAAGCCCCGGCCGCCGTTGTTGCTCTCTACTACGGCCAATTCTACCGCGTGTTTGGTTAGCATTTCGGCCGTTTTGGGTTCGGTGTACTCCATAGGTTTAGCCGTATAAAGCACGTCCAAAATAAAGTTTCCTATCTCGGTTTCAAGGTAGGTTATCGAGCAAAGGAAATCCGCGCCTTCGTCCGCCGTATCGGTATAGTTCTTAACCTTCCGTAGCTTGGTGGCCGGCAGTATGTCGTATTCCTTAAAAGGATTTTCGTACATAAGGCCCTGCAAAGGTTTGGGGTCTTGCTGGTAAAGGCTTTCGAATACGTGCGGGTTTCGGGTGCGTATGGCTTCCAACTTTTCTAAGTTGTGGCGTTCGGGCCATAGTGCCGTACCTTCTTCGCGCGGGTCGTATTCGGTAGGTGCGCCCTTCTTAATCGCTTGGTAGGTTACTACTACCCACCCGTTCGGATTGTTTACCGGGTCGTATATTCCTTGCTGCTCCAATAGGCGGCCGGCTAAGTCCTTTTCGTGCCAGCGGGTAAATACTATAAGCTGCTGGCTATTGTTGTGTAATCGGGTTTCGGCAACCGTATCGTACCAATCTTCGATAGCTTCCCGAACAACTGCCGACCACGCCGTTTTAGCGTCCTTATAAATGTCGTCCATTATCAGGGTATCTACCGGTTCGCCCGTAAGCGGGCCACCTACGCCGACGGTCTTAAAACCGCCCCGGTGTCCTACTATTTCGCACTCGTCGGCATTGCGAAGCCATGCACCGGCAACGGTCGTAATGTTCGATGAATTAAGGCGCGTTTCCGGGAATATCTCGGCATATTCCGGCGTGTCTATAATGCGCTGTATTTCGCGGTTGAACTTACGGGCTTTCGGTGCCGAATAGCTTACGACGGCTATTTTATTGTCCGGGTTCCGGCCAAGTATATAAGCCGGAAGGCGGCGCGTAGAACCTTCGCTTTTGCCGTGCTGGGGCGGCATGAATACCATTAGCTTTTTAATCTTCCCTTCCGCGAATAAGGTTAGAACGTGGTAATATCGTACATGAAATTCAGCAGGGTCGAAAGTAGGCATAGTAGCACGGGTAAACGGCAAAAGGTCGGTACGTGCTTCGCGTATCAACCTTTCCCGCAATGCGGCTATATACTCTATTTTCTCTTGGCGCGTCATTTATCTAATTTCTTTTCCAATTCGGCTATACGTGCGTCTAATTCTTCGTCGGTAAGCTGCCCGAATAAGTCCTTACCGTCCTTGCCTGTTACCTCGTTGTTCTGCCTGTTCTTCCAATTCTCCGGCTCTCCGTTGGTTAGTGTAAAGATTATCGCTGCCGTGTCCGGCTGGTAGTGTTTATCGACTATCTTTTGTTCCTTTATTCGCGGTATCTCCTTGCCGTTTATGTCGTACTTGCCGGAACCTACCGTAGTGATGTGTTTTTCCTGCACCGTGTACCCTTGTATCTTTCGTAGAAGGCTTTTTTTCGCTTCGGCTACGAAGAAGGCCATACGTTCCGCTTCGGCCTTTTTTATATTCTCCGAAAACTCCGGAAACCGGGTAATCCAATCGTAATAAGTAGAATCGGAAATTTTAACCATACGGCATACTTCCGCCACCGTATAGGTGTCGGTAGCGATAAGCGAACATATCTTTTCGGCTATCTTCTTATTGTATTTCGTCGGTCTTCCCATTACTTACTTATTGCGGTAAATCGTCCCCCGCGTGTAATTCTCCAAATTCTTCTTTAATCGCCTTCGGGTCGCCTTTGTAGAATACCAATACGTCGTCGTGAAGGCCGCTATTCGCGCGGGTCTTATTGAACTGTTCTACGGCCTTCGTTACCTGCACTTCTTCGAATTGGTCTACCGTTTCTTCTACCGAACCTTTGCAAAAGACTAATACGTTTTGGTGTAGCTTGCCAATTTTGCGGCCCGTGTTCATCTGCTTGCGAACCCGGATAGCAAGGCTTGTTACCTGGTTTACTAAAATCAAATGGTTATAGTAGCTTAGGCCGCACTCCGTAAAGGCTTCGATAGTGTGGCCTATGAAATTGCGGTAAATGCCCTTTTTATCTCGAATATCCCCAACTACGAAGACGGCAAAGCGGTTGTTCTTCAATCGGGCGCAAGCCTGCTTTATTGCGGCTTTGTAGGCTTCCAAGAACTGCGGGTAATCCATATTGGAAATATCGCGGGGGTCATTGCTATATACTTCCAAATCTGCGTACGGCGGGCAAGAAAATACCATATCGAAATCGCCGGTAACGCCGTTCTTTTGTAACACGTCTTCAAGCTGCGTACTATCGCCAACCGTCCAACGCGGCGCAATGTCGGCCGGCATGTTACCTAATACTTCCTTCGCGTTCTCGATATTGGCTACTACCTGTTTCTCCCGAAGGTCGTTACCAACGTACGGCATATTCAATTTTGCCGCTACGATACCGCGAACACTTCCACCGGCGAAGGGGTCTAAAATGCGGCCGCCCTCAATATTGAACCAACGGTAGGAAAGTTCGGTTAGAACGGGGTCGAATATTGAAGTAGTCGCCATAGCTTGTATTCCCTGCTTCTCCATTTCCGCTAACAATTCATCGGTAGACGGTTCCCGCCCCAAGGTTTCCCGAAGTGCGTTTTTGGTATCGTAAAAGGCAGGCGGTTGTGCTGATTTGGCAAATGTCAAATCTTCGTCCCTGCCTTCCTCGCTCTTTATGCCTATTTCCAACCAAGCGCGGCGGCGTTCCTGCCATTCGGCCGTACGGGTATTAAGCACGGAAAAAGGCGGCATTACGAAGTCGTCTTTAAGTCTTCTAAGCTGTTCTTCGGTATCTTCTTCCCCTTGGCCGCCTTCTCCGCCGTAGCCTTCCAATTCTACGCCCCAATCGTCGGGGGCTATATCCCACTTATCCGACGCTTGGGTAAGTGCCGCTTCGTCCCAAGCCAAGTTAGCGGCCCCGGTCGCATTGTCGGCTAAGGCAAGTTCGCGCCCTTCCCGCGTGTCTAAATCTATGTCGGTACGCTTTACCGCTACTATTTCTTCGCCGGTGGTTTCGACTATCAAAACCTTTTCTAAGCCAATTTGCCCGGCGTTTTCTACGGTCTTGTTTCCGGCTATAATACGGTTGTTCTTATCCAAAAGAATAGAACGGCCCGCCCCGAATTGGCGCAGGCTCTTTTCTATCAAACTTTGGCCGAACTGCGTACCCTTGTTAAAATTCACGTCGTCCGGTACAAGTTGGGCTATATCCGCTTCTATAATCTTCTTCGGTGTCATAGGCTCTACACGATGAAGTGGAAGACTAAGCGGGCCAATAGTACGTTAAGGACACCGGCAAGTACACCGACTACCGAAAAAATGAAATCCCAAACTTCCGGGGTTCCTTTCTTGCTGAAATTGTCGTAAAGCTCTTTCCCGGCGGCGGCCGCAATCCCGGCGCAAAGGCCATAGAATACACCGAAAAGCCCCACGAAGAAGGCGATAATAAAGCCCGCCGCTAAATGTAGCCATTTGTCCGAACTGAATAAGTAGCCCTTAAAGGTCGTAAGAGCCTGTAAAATCTTTTCTTTCATACCTGCGTACGTTTATTTGTGTGTAAATATTCGCGTTACGCAAAAATAAAAGAAGCGTATTATTATAATACGCTTCTTTATCCAAGAATAATTAAAAAGTTACCAACATAGATGGGGGATATATGCCCGTATAACCTGCTGGAAATCTTCTAAGGAACGGCAAACGATGTACTTATTACCGTGCGCTTCGGCCAACGCTTGCCACTCCTTTTGCGTGGGTGTCTGCCGGCTGCTTTTGCTGGGGGTCTTAAACTCGATACAAAGGGAATGAAACCCGCCGGAAGGGTAAAGTAGGATAAGGTCGGCAACCCCGGCCGTTACTCCTTCGCCCTTCATAATCGCGGCTTCCTTTGCGTTCCTCGCCCCGCCGTTCGGAACCGCGAAAAGAAGGCGGCCTATTTTCGGGTACTGCAACCGGAACCAAGTAACGCAGTCCTTCTGTATTTGGCTTTCTATATGTCGCATTTAACCTTTGTTTTATACCAAATCTTATGTTTTTTACACGCTATCGCATTGCGACTTTTTATTACGTTCTGTAACTTGCAATGGTCGTTATTGCTGGTTGCATCTCGTTCAAGGTATATGCAACTCCAACAATGTCTTTTTTTGCTTTGTCCCATAAATTTTATTCTTTTTCGTATAAGCGGCAAGCCGGGTTAGTTACCTTTATTCGCTTCAATCCGTTACCCGTTCTTCGGCTCTTTTGAAGGGCGCAACTTTGCACTATCTTCGTGCTATGGTCGTTCAATTCCCAACGCTGGCGGTGCTTACAAGTCCGGCAAGTCGGTAATTCCTGTTTGGCTCCGGTTTTAACGGCGGCTATAAATTTGTCGTAATCCATAGCCGAATATGCCTTTAACCAATCTTCGCGTACCAAAATATCGCGCTGGAGAACATAGGCGTAGAATACGCCATTTACCCGGCACCCGCCCGAAAAACGAGCGACCGATAAATACGGCTGCTTCGTAACGTCGGCAACTACTATAACTTTATCTGTGTCGAACATACCTATTCGTGTTTAACCGTTAATAAATACTTCTGTTCCCGTTCGGCCCGCTTAATCAATCGTTCTATATCTTGCCCTACGTCCGTACCGTTCCCGTTCTGAAATCCCACCCAATTTTTTACCTCGCAACCTCTAAGGGATTTTACTTTAAGAACCTGTATTAACGTCGAAGAAAGACCGCTTAACCTACAAGCCAATTCCTTCTTTTCGGCTTTTAGTGTCCTTATTTCTTCCTGTAAAGCCTTAGTTTCTTCGTTCTGCTTCATACTCATTATTTTGCTTTCTGTAATCAAATAACCGGGGCTTTACCCCTTCGCGGCGCATAATCGAAGCAAGGATAGTTATTTCGCCTTGCGCGTTTTGTTGCTGGCGTTCCGCATCCTTAACGACGGTTATAACCCCGTCTTTCTCCCAAAGTAGCCCCCATTTATCCGGCAAATCGACTTCGGTTATCAATCCTTCGGGACTGCAATAGTACCGAAAGGCCCCTACGCCTTCTTCCGGCTGCTGGCGGAAACTCTTTTTTGCATCGGCCAAGAAGTCGGAACGCGAAACCTTCACTTCGATAAGAACCGTAGCCCAATAGTTCCACCCGAAAACGTCCGGGATTTCTTGGCTGGCCGTTACCAATTCTACGGCAACGTATGGGCAGTAGCTGGAGCCGAATTTTGGCTTTCGTAACCATTTCCCCGCTAATCGGCATAATTCCCGGTGTCGGCTGTTATCGTGCGGCTGTTTTGGTTCCGGGAAGGTGGGGGGCAGTATCAATAGCCCCCGGTCTA